CAGGCGATGAGTCTTTTAACCTTGGAACATCCCTTGTTGGATTAGAGGCTATTGAATGCTTCTACGCCATCGCCTTTGAAGCTGGCCGTCAGGCTGAACGGGAAGAATGCGCGAAGGTGTGCGAGCGCTAATAAGCGGGGACGGCATCTGTGCAGACAACGAAGTGTGGATTCACGACTGCGCAGAGGCTATCCGCGCAAGAGGAGATATGAAATGAGCGATGGAATGGATTGCACATGTGCGGCATATAGCGAAAGTGAATGCTGTTGTGGTTCTGATTGGAACCCGCAAGAGGTCATTGATTTGCGCCAGCAACTCGCAAGCCGCCAGAAGCATGTGTTGATGCTGCGGGATGCTCTTGATGCCACGTTGAATATGATAACTCGCGCACAACCTAGCGTTGATACGATTCATGCAGCAAGAAAAGCACTCGCCGCCACCGAAGCCGACCTTGGCGGGTTAATCCTGTGCGAGAAGGAGCCTGTTGCTTGGTACGACAAACATGGAATGATTACACATGATCCATTTGAAGGGGCAGTACCCCTCCACCGCGCAGCAAAGGAGCAGGGGAAATGAGCCTACGTCCAGTAATGCAACAAGTTCTAGCAAAAGCGCAATACGAGCTAGGAAGCTACAAACAACTTACCAAGGAGAATCAAATGGAAAAACCAAATGAAGAAAAACTTCCGCAACTTCGTGCCAATGTGTATGACGCGATTGGTACAGAGCGTTATTACCAAGAACAGAAGTGGGGAATGCTTGAAGAACACCCTCAGAGTGTCGGTGGATATCTCACACTGATGCGTGTTCATCTTGCTGAAGCAGAGGCCGCGTGGGCAAAAACAGATACCGACAAGGACGCACTTAAATGCTTGCGTAAAGTGCTTGCCATTGGCGTTGCTTGCGGAGAACAACACGGACTTCCTAAGCGCGATTTTAATAACTACCCGGAGTAGCCAAAATGCCGCACGAAGATTACTGCTATGCACTAGAACGTGAAAACCATGCATTGAATGAAAAGTACGAATATCTGCGCCAGCAACTCTCCAACCACATCAAGCGCGAGGTGATGCTGCGGGAGCCGAAGCTATGAGCGCACTAGAACAATACAAGTCAATAATGGATGAATGCGGAGAACCTGAGCTACCTATTGAACTCTTCCGGTTATTTCTATCACTTGCGCTTACTGGTCAAGATTGGCTAGATGTTGAACAGGTTATTGAAGGAGTTAGCGAACAACTCGCCGGAGCACTCGATGATCTTGAAGTAGCCAAAAATGTAGCAAACGGCAATGTTGAGGCAAAGTTCGACGCATGGAAACAGTTAGACGCGATGGAACATGAACTCGACGCAGCACTGGAGGCTTGTAAGGCAAAGGACGACATTATCCTAGAAGTATTGGAATGCGAATCAACAACCCGTCCTCCAATAAGACTTAGGGAAGCACTCGCCATCCAGCCAGACGACTTCGCGCTCAAGGATAAGCTATGACAACCTATGAACAATCGAAAGACTGGATCGAGCGTCACTTGGTAGAAGACCCCGGCGGCCTATTGGCGTGCGAGCCAAGTGGCCTCAATGAGGAGTTGAAGCTGGCAAGACAGGCCAACGAATTCCAACACCAGCAACTCGCCAGCTTAAAAGCCGAGTTGAAAGCTATCGGTGAGGCCATTAACGACCCACGTACCGATCTGACAATGACCATGAGCGAAGTGATCGTTGAGCATAAACAACAACTCGCCGCAGCAATTGCGGCTTGCAAGGGGAAGGACGAGGAGCTTGAACAACTAAGGAGCCACCTCAACATGTACAAGCTGTGCGGTACATAAGAATGAATGCCGAAATGACCAAATGCCCATCGTGCAATAACGACTTTGTTCAGCCGTTTGTCTGCACCACCTGCGGGGCAGGAAAGCTGTACGACGCAACCGTTACATCACTGCGCCAGCAACTCGCTGAGAAAGAGTACCAAAGACGACAGGAGTTGATGAGTATTTTTGAAAGACAAGGAAACTTGCGCCAGCAACTCGCCGCCAGTCAGAAGCAGGTGACACGTGCAAGAGAATGGTTTTCGGCGCAGTTAAAAGAACCACTAGACGCGGACGACTTGGAAACTTTGCGTGCAGAGTATGAAGCACTCGCCGCCACCGCACAAGGAGACCAAAGAAATGAAACTAATTGATAGACTAGAGGGATCCTATTTAGTACAAGAGCAAGAAGCTGCAGAACATATTAGAGAACTTTATGAGGCTTTAAATCTTATAAAGTTTGTAGTAGAAACTGGTAGTAAAATGAGTATTATTGAAATAGTTAATTCAACATTAGGTATAGACAATGGGGATTAATGATATAACAGGGGATACTATATCTACCCCTTCACCAACACAAGCCTATAGGGATAACTATGACCTCATATTTACTAGGCCTAAAAGAGATTTGGAAAATACTAATGACGAAGGAGAATCTGGAAGTTCAAGAGAATCAGGAAATGGAGTTATTGAAGAAACGAATTCAAGTTCTTGAAGAAACAATAAAGGTATGTCTAAAAATGTTAGAAACCTGGGAAGACGTTTCTAGAAAGATGTTGTATCCACATCAACATAATACAGGTACTTTAACTAAACAGGTTATTTCAGAAGTGAGAAAAGTATTAAATGACTGAAAATACAAAAGTGCCTAAACTAGATACAGTAGTAGATGTATATAACTATTTACTTAGTATTTTATTTAGGATAAAAAATGATTGAAGCAAAAGTTATAAAAGATTCAGTGAGCGAATACGATGGAACACGCATTACAACTTTACAACTTAAATTCCACAGATTTATATTGCCTGAGTTTAATACTCATAGGGTCTTTAGTCGCAACTTTAGTTCTAGTAGAGCTATACCTACCAATAAGCTACTGGAGCAAGTACTTACGGATCCAGCTATGCCAGTATTTTGGGGAAAGAATCAAGCTGGTATGCAAGCAGAAGAAGAATTAGATCCTCTTACTAAACGTAGTGCTAAAGCATCTTGGATCGAATCGGCCAAAGATGCAGCATCCCGTGCTGCAATTATGGCGCAAATGGGTGTACATAAACAAATAGTTAATAGAGTTATCGAACCATATCTTTGGGCTACAGGTATTGTTACCTCTACTGAATGGGATAACTGGGATTCTTTACGTAGACATAAGGATGCCCAACCTGAAATCCAAGAATTGGCTGTTCAAATACATAGAGCTATAAGTGACTCTAATCCTGAATTTCTTCGTAGAGGGCAATGGCACCTACCTTATATTAATAGTGAAGAAGTATACAATATTCTAGATATTAATTTACTAAAGAAAATTAGTGCTGCACGGTGTTGTAGAGTGAGCTACCTAAAACATGACGGAACCTCACCAAATATTGAGGAAGATCTAACATTATTTAATAGATTGGCTGGATCAGTACCACTACATGCTAGCCCTTTAGAACACCAGGCTACACCAGATGAATATCATTATACAGATGGTGGATATACTAGGATGGGTTATAAACATCCCCATCTACACGGAAATTTTAAAGGTTGGATTCAGCATAGAAAACAATGGGAAAAAGAATTTCAAACTTGACTTTATAAGCCAAGTTTGATATAATATTATTTCACTGGAGATAATAATGATTAAACTATTTGGCGGAAATGAATGGTTAGAATTGAAATTTTGGACTTTTCCTGGTGGAGAGCGTAATGTTCGTATTATAAACCCAGAAAAGATTATTAAGTTTCATTCTTTTATGGTAGAGTGCATCTTCAGGTCATCAGATGATATTATAGACATGCTTCTACTAGTAAATGCTATAAGAAATATAGAAAAAAATACTAAAATATGGTTAAATATACCGTATTTCCCATTTGCCAGGCAAGATAGGGTAATGGTAGCAGGGGAGCCACTAGCACTACAAGTGATGGCTTCTATTATTAATAGTTGTAAATTTGATGAAATTAAAATACTTGATCCACATAGTGATGTTTTAGCTGGAATGTTTGATCCAGGTGTATTGAAGATAGTTGATCAAACCGAAGCCTGTAGGCTTAATCTATTACTGGCCGGAATTACGAATCCTAATACTTTTCTAGTATCACCAGATGCAGGTGCGCTAAAGAAAATATACAAAACTGCTAAAAACTTCAATGTGCCTGTAGTAGAAGCGCAGAAAGTACGTAATGTTAAAACCGGGGAGATTACCAAGACTTTTGTAAATCTTGTAGAAACTGAACCAAGACCCAAATTTATTATCTTGGATGATATTTGTGATGGTGGAAGAACTTTTATAGAACTAGCCAAAGAACTTCGCTATATGTATGGAGACTGTGTAATTAAACTAATTGTAACGCATGGTATCTTTAGCAAAGGGTTAGATGTTCTATATGAATATATAGATGAAATATATGCAACCATCAGATTAGATAAAGGAATATAATATGTTTAAACAAACTGCACTTACCTCATGTGACTCTTACAAACTTGGTCATGCTGATCAATACCCAGAGGGAACGACCAAAGTTTACTCTAATTTTACCCCACGTTCTGAAGGCCACTTTAATATTCCTAAGGAATACAAAGACAGTAAGATTTCTTGGTTTGGTCTTCAGGCCTTTCTACAAGAAATGGTTGAAGTATGGGATGAAACTTTCTTTCTTCAACGAAAAGAAGATGTTCTTTCTGAGTTCCAAGAACTAGTAGTACCTTTTGTTGGTCCTAGGGGTTTTGATATTAGCCGTATGGATAAACTTTGGGAATTGGGATATCTTCCGCTAGAAATTAAGGCTTTGCCTGAAGGTAGTAGAGTTCCTATTGGTGTACCAGTACTAACGATTACCAATACTCTTCCAGATTTCTTTTGGCTTCCTAACTTTATGGAGACCTGGATTACCGCGGAACTTTGGAAGTCTAGTACTAGTGCTTCAACCTCTTACGTTTACCGTAAAATTCTAGAGAAGTACTCTAAACTCACTGGTGGCTCTAAAGAGTTCATTGGGTGGCAAGGACATGATTTCTCTGTTAGAGGTATGAGTGGTATTCAAGATGCTGCCAAATCTGGTGCAGGACACCTAGTATACTTTCTTGGTTCTGATAATCTTCCTGCTGTCAAACTTATCAATGATGTTTATCAAGGTAAGAGTACTTTTGTAGGTGGCTCTGTTCCTGCTACGGAACACAGCGTAATGTGTGCTGGTGGTGCTGAAACGGAAATTGAAACCTTCCGCAGACTGCTAAAAACGTATCCTTCTGGTGTAGTTAGTATTGTTTCTGATACGTGGGATTTCTGGAACGTTATTTCTAATTTTGCAGTTCAACTAAAGGATGAGATTTTAAATCGTGTTCCAGATAGTCTTGGTCTAGCAAAAACCGTTTTTCGTCCAGATAGTGGTGATCCCGTAAAGATCATTTGTGGTGATGAAAATGCCCCTGAAGGTGCGGCACGAATTGGTGCAGTTGAAGCACTGTGGGGTATTTTTGGTGGTACGGTTAATGAAAAGGATTACAAGACCCTAAATCAGCGAGTTGGTTTGATCTATGGTGATTCTATTACCCCACAACGAGCTGAAGAGATTCTTCGTAGGCTAGCTGCTAAGGGATTTGCATCAGATAACATTGTATTTGGTATTGGTAGTTATACTTTCCAGTACCAGACGCGCGATACCCTGGGTTTTGCAATGAAGGCAACGTATGTCGAAATCGGTGGTGATGAGATTGAAATCTTCAAGAATCCAAAAACCGATAATGGTACGAAGAAATCTGCTAAAGGGCTTCTTCAAGTTCTCTGGAAGGATGGAAAATATATTCTAAAAGATCAGGTATCTAAGCAGGAAGAAATGTCTGGAGATAACCAACTTGAGAGAGTATTTCTTAATGGAGATATTATTAATCAGTATTCAATCGATACCATTCGTAATCGTGCAGCGCAGTTTTAACTAAAGAATAGGCAGGGTACAGTGTACCCTGCCTATTGGAGCATATATGAAAAAACTTTATTTAGATTTAGATGGTGTATTTGCTAACTTTGATAAAGCTGTTAAAAGTTTAACTGGATTTAAGTATGCTGATAATCCCGCATTAGCCTGGAGTTTTATTGATAAAGTAGATAACTTTTTTCTAACTTTAGAACCACTACCTGAAGCCATAAAGCTCTTTAAAGAAATTAATAATAGGATAGTAGTGCCAGTAACTATGCTTACAGCACTACCTATGATAACAAATAAGCTTGATACAGCGGCCAACGATAAACGTACTTGGATAGCTAAATACCTATCCCCTGAAATTAATGTTATTTGTGCAAATAGTTGGGCTGAAAAGAAAAAATACTGCAAGTATAACGACGTTCTTGTGGATGACTCAGCACGAAATATAGCAGACTGGGTTAGATCAGGTGGAGAGGGAATATTACATTTTAATAATGATATTGATTACACTTTGATCATGTTAAAAGCATTGAAGGTAATAAAATAGTGGTAGCGCCCAACCTCAATAAATTAAGATACTGAAAGTTACGTATATGGAAATTAGTACAGAAGTTACAGAAGTAAAGTCTTATGAGCCTATTGATACAGAACCTTATCATTATATTGCTCTAGTAAGATATGCTAATTGTGGAAATATGTGGTCTACATTTTGTGTATATCCAATGACCTCAAAATCAAAACTAGAAGAAAGTATTCGTACTTCCTCAGTTAGTTATGAAGAAGTCAGAATTATAAAGATTAGGTTACCAATTAAATGAGTGATAGTACAGTATTATACGAAAAAATTATATTTGAAAATACTGAAAAAGGTCTCCAACTACGTTTAGTCCTAAATGAGTTTAGAGAAAAGCAGTATTTACACTTGAGAAAGTATTTTTTATCTTTTGATGATGGGTACATTCCTACAAAAGAAGGCGCTAGTATGGAAGCGTCTATCCATAATATATATGCCCTACTTGACGGATTACTCGAACTAGTAGCAGGTGCTGAAGGTATAGATGGTATAGAGCATCATTTTAGCAACAAAATTTTAGACTTGAAAAATAAAATAAAATAGTGTATAATAGTATTTTAGTGAGAGAAATTAAATCAAAATGACTAAACATGAAGCTGCCGTCGTAGCGGCGTATACTGGTATCTTAATTGGTGAATTCTCCGAACTACATGCATATATAGAAAAGACTATGGGTAGATCTGTATGGACACATGAATTAGCATATGCTGGTATATAGAATGAAATTAAAGAGAAATCAAAAAGTGATTTTATTAACCTGAGTGTTGAATGAAAAATATTATAGCCTATCTTGATGAATGTTCTAAGCAGTATTACGCCGGAACTCCAATTATTTCTGATGAAGTTTTTGATAGGCTTGCAGAGTCAGTAGGCTATAGTACTATTGGCGCAAAGCAACACGAGCATCTTCAGAAGCATTATTTTCAGATGTATTCACTACAGAAATTCTATGAAGACGAACCTAAAGATAATCCACTTAGCGGTGAAAGGGACGTCTCTTTCTCACATAAACTCGATGGAGCAGCTATCTCCATCCTTTATATTGACGGAAAGCTTTCAAGAGTACTTACGCGAGGAGATGGTAAAGAAGGAACAGATGTTACAGAAAAGTTTATTGGATCGAAGTTGCTCCCACAATCTGTACACCATACTGGAGTTCTTCAAATTACTGGAGAAGTGGCGGCCCCAAAACATATCCCCAATGCGCGCAACTACGCTGCGGGCGCATTAAATCTAAAAGATGTAAATGAATTTCGTACTAGAGCCATAGAGTTTTTTGCATATGGTATGCAACCATTCCAATATCCTACATTCGAAGAGGATATGGAACTACTAGCAAAACTAGGCTTTAATACTATTAAGACTAATGACCTGGATAAAATTTATCCAACTGATGGGATTGTTTTCCGTGTCAATTCAAATAAACGATTTGAAGAACTTGGATATACTTCAAAGCATCCTCGTGGAGCGTATGCAAGAAAGACTAGACCAGAAGGTGCTGAAACCACTATATTGGGGGTTGAGTGGCAAGTGGGAAAATCTGGAAAAGTTACACCGGTTGCCTTGCTAGAACCAGTACTTCTTGGAGACGCTACAGTCTCTAGAGCAACGCTTAATAACCCAGGATTTATTGAAGAACTAGGAATCCAAATTGGTGATACCGTTCATGTAATTCGTGCGGGTGAGATTATTCCTTGTATAACCCATAAGGTAGAGTAATGTTTATAACTAAAAAAGAATATACAAAAGACTTAGACAGGATACAGTATAATCATAATTATGAAGTAAGATGTTTAAAGCAGGATAACTTAATACTATCTCAAAGAGTACGTAATCTAGAACTAGATTTAAAAGCCATAAAGGATT